CATTTGTACTATCAAAAATAGTAAATGGATTAGAAACTCTTAGTCTTCCAAATGCATCATAAGCATTTGATCCATTTCCACCACCAATAACTGTAGGTTCTACATTTACATTATTACAAGACATTAGCAACCAAACCTCATATTAAACCAAGTAAATCGTTCTACTTCTTGTTTTATATCTTCTTGAAATGAAAAATTTAATTGATTTTTTAAAGTTTCTAAAGATGCATTTAACTGACGTTGATTAATTGCATCATATTCTTCTTTAGGCTCTGGTATTTGTACTGTTATTTTTGCCATTATCTTCTACCATCTGGTTGAAAGTCAAATCTAAATAAACCTAACCTCCAATTTTCGTCAATTGCAGTATTTTCAATTTTTAATGCAGCAAGTCTTGCTCTTGCACGTAAGTCTACTTTATCTGTCGAACTGTTAATAGTAAAAGGTCCGAGAGGCGAGGAACTTGCAGTATCAGCAGGGTAATCTCTTAATTGCATTGTTATTATAGCATTCCCTTGTAAAACTTTAAAGTCTGGTACAAGTCTTCTTATTTTAATAAAATACTCTCCATCTCCATTAGCATCTAAATCAAAATCTCCAGATTCAATAAATGCTTGTATAGCTGTTGCATTACCATTTGCATCTACTTCATTAACACCAGTTTCATGTTCATAGTAAATAGATTTACCTTGTGATGATGAAATACCATTTACTACTGGAAAACTAGGTGTACTGTTTTGTTCAAATTTTGTGCCATAAGGTTTTTCAAAAACTACTTGATCCATATAAGAATTTCTTGCTAAAGTTCCTGTAACCCAAGTTCCTTCTAAATAATTGTAAGCTACCATTCTATTTACAAATTGACTAGAGGCATCAGGATAGAACCATATTATTTCATTAAATAAACTATTATGAGACGCATAAACTTGTTGGCCTGCATTTTGGTTTATTCCAGGATTAGTGCCTGTTGTTTTAAAAACAAAATCTTCTACTGGACATTGCATTCGTTTAACAGAACCATCGTAAATAAAAAAACCACCTTCATCAGATAACCAATAAACAGAAGTGTCAACAAAGACCATTGAATTTTGTCCAATAATTCCACAATTAGATCCAACTTGTCTTATTGAAAATGTAAATGGAGGACCAACAAATTGCATTACATAAGCAGAAGTATCAGTTCCGACAAAAGTAAAATCTTTACCTTGCACTGCACCCCGTATTTCACTACCAGAATCTAATTGAAAAGTACCAGCTGTGTTAACAGAATTTGGTTGATAATCACTTATGTTTTCTTGGTCTGAAAATCTAATAAACATTTTATCTTGTGTAGTTGGATCTCCTAATGTTGTTTCAGTTCCTAAATGAAATAAGTGCCTATCTCTATCTGATACAATAGTCATTAAAGATTTTGTAGGGTTATTAGGAATAGATACAGCTCTTGTTTGTAAAGCGCCTCCACTCACTGATACAGGACTCCATTGAAAAGATCTTCCATTATGAACTGTTGCAATTAAAAATTGTCCATAATTATCTAAAGACCAAAGACCAGGATCAATTGAAGTATCAGAGGAGGTTCTAGGAGTACCCCAAGTTGATGTACTCCATGTGCCTGCACCCCATCCATAACCAAGAGTTTGAACCAAAGGGCCTATTTCTATATAAGGTAATGGGTCTAGAGTTCCATCATTAGTAGCTCCAGTCCCTGTCTCTGCTGAAGGCATTTCAATCGTAAATGTTGTTGCAGAAGGTGTTGTTTGTATTTCAAATATAACATCATCAAAATCTGTCGCTGTGTAATCTGTATCAGGCGAAGTAAAAGAACCCGCATTTTCAAATGTTATAAGATCGCCTGGGTTTAGATTGTGTGTAGCTGTAGTAGTTACTGTAACAATTGCAGAACCATTAGTAGTAGTAATATCTGCGCCTGTTTGTTGTCTGTCAGGATCAATTGGAGTTATGTCATAAAAATTACTAGAATAATAAATATAAAGACATCTATTTGTACCTACAGCTGCGTATTTTCTTCCATCTAAATCAACCCATGAATGTTGTTTTCTTGCTATTCCTATTAAAGTATCTGAATTAGTTTGAAGCCATCCTCCAATTTTTTCAGGTTGACCATATCTAAAACGCACATTATCCCCATCAACCCAATTATTTTCATTTTGAGTATCTGTTAGTTGTTTATTGAATCCAGGTCTAAAAGGTATTTTTGTTAAAGCCATATTGGTATTTTACAATATTTGAGCTGTTAAGTATAGATACGGAAAAATTAATTAAAATTTACTTGAGAGTCTTCATTACCAAAAACTCCACTAGGTAATAAATTAAAGGCTAAAGAATACCTATTTTTTGTAGACTTATTCTCTAAAACCTTGTGCCTCAATCTACTAGAAAAAATAATTAAACTGTTTTTCTTTGGAGTTATAGTCCAGGTCCACGAATTAAATATATTGTATTCAGTAGGTTGCATACTAAAAGAATCTTTGTGATCATTAAAAAATTGTATTTGAAAAGCAGGATCATAATCTGGATAATATATTCCACTTAACCAATTATTAGAATGACAATGGTCATCTGAACTTCCTTGGGGTAATGTTTTAGTTAACCAAGATCTAGTAATACTAAAATTACAATTATATTTATAAACATTATTAATAACATCTTTCACACAATTGTTTATTTCTTTTTGTAGAGGTAAGTAAGATTTTAAAATGTTTTTATTTTCTGATTGATAAGAATAAGTATTATTAGGAGTTTGGATATAATTTTCTTCAGTAAAATTTTTTAAAGGATTATTATAAATATTTAATTGATATACAAATATATTGTTAGCAACAACAGGTATATTAGATATTAATTTCATTTAATTACTATAAAAAAATGCGTTTAAAGTTAGTCTACCATTATGAATGTCTGTTCCAAAATTTAGTATAGATCTATGTGGAGTAGCTGAATTAAACACTATAGCTGTATTCTTAACATACTTTGTATCGTTTATTATTCTATAATCTTGTTTTTTTACCTCATTAAATAATTGTGTACCTGAATCATAATTAGTTTCATTCAAATAAATAATACAAGTATATACACCACTATCTGTGTGTACCCAATCTTTGTCTTGGTCTTCCGCCAACCTTAAATGTAAATATAAACCTATATCTAAACCTTTTGTATCAATACTTGGAAAATTTCTTCTAAATTCATTTAAGAACAAAAACCCTAAAAAAGGATGGTTATCAAATATTTCTAAACTTCTAAGACCAGGCCATGTATCTTTAGTATTAGTAATATTATTAAATTCATTTTGTGTATATAATGGAATATCTTTTATATAGTTATGAAATCTATTTAAATCTAGAAAAAAATTATTAGCTACTTGTAACATTTTATAAATAATCTTTTACTGAAGAAGGTAATCCTAAATGAGGTCTACCATCATATAAATTTGTTTTTTTAAATTTAGAATTAGGATCGTTGTAATGTAAAAATACTTGACCACAATCTTTTCCTTCAAAAGCATTTCTCCAATGTTCTAAGTCATGTCCTCTGTAAACTAACATATCTCCAGGTTCTAATAAAACTTCTGTTCCTGGTTTTTCCTCAGAATGATATATTTTATTTTCATCATGGTAGCCTGATTTGGGATTTTGATTTATATAAATAGGCCAAGGGTCTCCTCCTAAATTTAATGTAGTTGATATTTCACAACTTTCTCTGTCTTTGTGTCTGTGAAGTATGTCACCTTTTTTATAAATTCTAGCATATGCGTATGTGGGTATTAAATCATACCCAGTTGTTTCTTTCATTTTATCTAAACATTGAAGTAGTAAAGTTTCCATAGCAACATCACCATAAATAGAATAAGTATCTGGAACTTGTTTATCTGTCCATATTCCATGTTGTGTTTCAAAAGGAGGTATTAAATTAGCTTCTTTCATTGTTTTAGCTACCTGTCTTTTCATTAAAAGATATTGATATGCAAAACTAGCGATCTCATCTGATATTGCTTTTTTCATTACAACAAAACCTATTTTTTTAAAATTATTTGAACTTGTCATTAAAAACCTCATGTAAATTTTTTCCCTAATGTCCAACACACTAATGAATATCTAGTACCTTTTGTTATAGGTTTAACTTGGTGCCAAACAAAAGAAGGAAAAATAATGATTGATCCTTGGTCTTTTATTTCCTCACAAGTAATTATATTGGAGCCGTTTGGTGTATTACGAAAATCAAATTGTACCTCCCCACCTTCATATTCTTTAGTATCTGATAAAGCTACAATACAAGATAATTTTCTAACTTTACCAATAAAATTTTTAGGGTCTTTTTCAGTGTAAGGTTTATCCCAACTATCACAATGCCAACCATAAAATTGATTTAATTTATATTTTGTAAATTGAACATTTTCACACCAATCCCATTGAAAATTCCACCCTGAATTTTTATTAGCTGAGTGAATAAAAGGAGTTATTAAATTATAAAGCCATTGATCTTCTAACCAAACAATATTCGAATCTCTTTGTTTTTTTAAATCTTTTTCTTGTTGTTCAGTTAATTTATCTTCTTCAAAACCACCTGTTACTCCAATACGTTCATTTTTAGATAAGGCATATTTAATTATTTTATCACAAGTTGGTTTTGGTATTACATTTTTAAAATACCAATAATAATTTTCTAAATTCATTTAAGAAATACTTATAGATGTATTCATGTTATTTCAACCCTATATTTAATAATATTCTAGATTGTACATCAGTAGCTGTAAAACCTTGATGTTCAAATTCATTAGGGAATAAAATTGCTTGATTTTTTATAGAGGGGTATGTTTTACCATTAATTATAGTACCACCATTACAAGTGGTAAAATTAAAAATACAGATGGTAATACCTTTTTCTGGATTATCTTCTTTTTTAATATAATAATCATGGTGACTTTTATGATAAACATTTTCTTTTTGATTTGGATAAAGATTTAATTTCATTCTTAAAGTTTTACTAAAATTATATCTTTTACAAAGTTCTATAGGAATAATATCAAAATCTTTTAAATAAGGACTATTATTTTCGTTTACAGGACTATGTAACAAATGAGTAAACATATACTTATCAATATCCTCTATTCCTTTATCTATAAAAGTATTTCTTTTAAAATACCAAGCAAAAGTGTCCGAATTTAAAATATCTTGTAATTTTTTAAATTCTTGTTGAGGTAAAAGATTGTTTACTACTTCAACTCCGCCTATACAGGCCATTGATTATTTTTTTGATATCCGTATTGAGTTTGTAATCTCCAAACACCTGGAGCGCTTCCTGCAGCCGCAGCTTCTCTTACTACAACTCTACCAGATCCTCCTGATCCGTTTGGTGTTCCAGCACCATTATTAGATCCAGCGCCACCACCTTGGTTAGCAGTACCACTTTGACCGCTTCCGTTTCCGCCACCACCGGTTCCTCCTGTTCTAACAGGTGTTCCGTTTTGTTGGCCAGCGCCACCACCACCATATGTCGTTGGACTTGGGGATGTGCTTGGACTTGCTGTATCAAAAGCCGTACCATTACCACCAGGGCCTCCTGTACCAGCGGCTGCTCCAGCTCCTCCGCCTCCGCCACCACTAAAAGTACCTAAACCTGTATTTGGTCCTCCAGCGTTTGCATATCCAGTTCCCACAGGGGCAGGTTGGCTTCCTGGAGATCCAGGGTTAGTAGCTCTACCAGCTCCTCCACCACCAGAGCCACCAGTGGTTCCAGAGTTTCCTCCAACGTCTGTGTAAGCTCCGCCTCGTCCACCACCTAAACCAGTAAGTGTACCAAAAGTAGAAGGACTTCCTGCTTGAGCGTTTGTATCGGCAGTGCTAACTCCAGCACCTCCTGCTCCTATAGCAACTGCTACAGGGGATCCAGGTAAAGTATATCCAGGAACATATAATATTCCTCCAGCTCCACCGCCTCCAGCATGTTGAGCATGTGCTCCTCCACCACCACCAATAATTAATAAATCAGCAGTAGTTGCTCCACCTGGACTAAAAGTCCCAGGGCTTGTAAAATTTGTAATTGTTTCTGGTGTATCTCTTGAAACAGGTACTGTTGGTCCTATAACTCCACCATTTCCATATGATGCCATTATGTTATTTCCTCCCAAGAAAGTGTTGTTGAATTCCAATTATAGTTTACAAAAGTTTGAGTATCTCTTGCAACCCATTTTAGTTTAGCTTCGTCCCAATGAACTTCTTTATTAACTAATTGATCTTGAGGAGGAAGTGCTACTGGTGCTTCCCAACCACAAGTTTCGTCATTTAAGACCCATGAATCAAAAAAAGGTTTTGGTTTAATAAAAGCATTTCTAGATTCATCCCAAGTAGAACCAGGACCTGCAAAATTTTTTCTAAAAGCTTTAGACTGATCACCTAAAGTTCCGTCTCCATTATAATATTTTCCCTCATCTGTATTATAAGATGTTTGAATCCATCTATCAGGAGAGATATCTCCGTAAACAGAATTTTGATGAGCAATACCTAAAGATTCTTGTTCAACCCCGTTTTCATCTAACATAACTGAATTATTAACAGCGTCAACTCTTACAACTATGTTTGAGGTATTAACTCTAGCAAAATGTGCCATTCTTTAGTTACCTCCTATTATGATAACTCTTCGTAATTAATTGTAATTGTTAAATCACCATTAGCACTTGCGCCAGCTTCAATATTGTCACCTTCCTCAAGGTATAATGAAGTGCTTTTGTCAATTACTACTAATGTAGCGTCTTGAGGTACAGATATTGTAGATGCAATTGCGATAGGTGATCCACCACTCTTCGTTATAAAAACAGAAGCATCCGCAGGATTAGATCCATCAATGTTTGCTACAATTATACTTTCAATTTTAAAAACTTTACCTGAAGCAGCAGCGTTTGCTAAAATCTCAGTTGTTACAGTTGTGTTCAACGTAGCCTGCTTCGATTTCGCAGTTATTGTTGAAACGTTTACTAAATTTGGTGCGGCCATAAATTTTTTCTCCTATATTTGTTATTTTATCCGAAAATTATTTGGGTTGCAAGACTCTTACCAATTATATTTAAATTGGTAAAACTCAAATTTGCTGAACCATCAGTTGTTAAAGCTTCACCATTACTACCATCTGAAGTAGGAAGAGTAAATTGATTAATAGTAGTAAATAAAGCATTTACATCAACTATATTGGTCCCATCTGAATAACAAACCCTAGTTCCTTTGTCAGTTGTTGAAAAAGTAAAACCAGAGCCACTAACTGTTTTAAATTCTACAGTAAAAGCTCCAGTGGTCCCATTTATAATTGTATAAGTTTTTTCAATACCATCAGGAATAGTTACAATTTGATTACCTGTAATAGTTCCTGTAAATTGAATGACAGCATTTCTTGCATTAGACAAAGTTGCATTTGTCATAACTAAGGCAGTTGTTTGAGCACCACCCGCTATGGATACAGCTTGATAACCTGCAATTGCTTGTTCAATAAGATCTAAATTTGAATTAGTTTTATCTCCCCATGTACCGGCATTTTCGCCAGTCGCCATGAGTTCTAGTTTTAAATCTGTTGAATAAGTTGATGCCATATTTTTTAATTATATCCTTATTAAGCTGCTTTATCAACCTCAGTCCAGACATTAGAAACACCAGGATTTATCTGTTGCCAAGCAGTTATATTAACAGATCCTATTGACATGGTAGCTGACACTCCTGTAACTTCAGCACTAGCATCATCTGCTTCTGCTTGACCAACAAAAGTTGATAGTTGATTTCCAGTTACATCTATTAAAGAATTTGGAGTAATTGTTGGTGTCCCTAAAGTTAATGTACCAGATATTCCAGTTAAACTTATATTCGCATTTCCAATTAATGAAACATCGCCTATTGTAGAAGTTAAAGATGTTCCAGTAACTGAAACATTAGCATTACCTCCTGCATCTTCTTCTCCAATAAATGTTGTTAAAGAAGTTCCTGTTACACTAACATCTATATCTGTAAATGCAGATTCTTCTCCTATAGACATGTTCATTTGTGAACCTGTCACCGAAACATTCGCATTTCCAGTAATATCTACATCTCCAACAAATGTATTAAAAGATATTCCTGTTACTGGAACATTAGCATCTGCTGTAGAGTTTTCTTCACCAATATCTAAAGTTAAGACTGAACCCGTTACGTCTACGTTTGCGTCTGCAACAATAGTTTCTGTTCCTATTTCAGATGTCATTTCAATACCAGTAACCGCAACATCCGGAGCGGGATCTACTTGACCAATAGAAGAAATTAAAGATATTCCTGTTACTGAAACATTGGCATCTCCAGATATAGTTGAATCTCCTACAGAACCTTGCAATAAGAAACTTGGAAGTTGTCCTGCACCTGTTGTTCCTTCAACTATAACGCTTGGTATGTTGAAAGTGCTTGGACTTAAAGTTGCAAAAGGAGCTTCTCCAAAAGCAGTTAATGTATCTTGAGTAGAAGTTTTGTTTGTAATAGATAACTGAGAACCTGTAACAGAAACACCTATATTAATTGTTTCCTCTCCAGGAGTTGTTGAAAGTTGTAAACCAGTAACACTAACAGATACAGAAGAACCAGCAGTTACACTTTCAATACTAAAATTTGCTTGAGAACCTGTAACATCTACGCTACCTGTTCCAACAATATCAGAGTTTCCTACTTGAAAGGATAAAGGTACACCTAAAGGGTATGCAATGACATCTGCATTTTCTGCACCAAAAGGGGCCTCTGAATATGCGGTAATCCCTAGTGCCATAATCTATGGATCCTCCTTTATGAAAAAATCATTGATAGTACAGTAGCTGTTCCTTTATTAGTAAAGTTGCTATCGTTATTGAATCCTGAAAGGTTAATATTTCCTTTTGTAAGTTTTTTCTGAGCATTACCACTATCAACAACACAGAAAAAATCACCATCACCATCTGATGTAGAAGTTGCAAGTTCTGATAAGTCTACGTTAACTGCATCTGCAGTTACATCAATTAAAGTTCCTGCCCCTACATCTAAAGAACCAGAAGTTGTAACTGATCCAGTCAATCCATTTCCACCAGTAACAGAAGTAACTGTACCTGTGTTTGTAGTGAATCCAGAATTGTTATTAAATCCTGAGATGTTAATATTTGCTTTTGTTAATTTTTTCTCAGCTCCACCAGAATCTACAACAACAAAGAAATCTCCATCTCCATCTGATGTAGAAGTTGTTAATAAGTTTAAATCTATTCTAGCAATAGGAACCGTTCCACTTGCTAAATCGGACGCGTCTAAGTTTGTTAAGTTTGCACCACTGATTGCAGGTAATGTTGCTGGGAATCTTGCATCTGGCACTGTGCCAGAAGCTAAATCCGAAGCATCTAAATTTGTTAAGTTTGCACCACTAATAGCTGGAAGTGTTGCAGGAAACCTTGCATCAGGAACAGTTCCTGAAGATAAATTTGAAGCATTTAAAGAAGATCCATCAATGAATCCACTATCATTATTAAATCCTGAAATATTAATATTTGCTTTTGTTAATTTCTTTTGAGCATTTGCTGAATCAATTACAGCGAAAAAATCTCCGTCTGCATCAGATGTTGAAGTAGTTAATTCTGATAAATCTACATCAATTGCATCTGCCGTAACATCAATAAGAGCGCCTGCTCCAACATTTAATGTAACATCACCTGATGATCCACCACCGGTTAAACCATTTCCTGCTGTAACACCTGTAATATCTCCAGTAGTTGGAGTTTGATATTCTAAAGCAGTTCCAGCTCCATTAACTGCAAGAACTTGGTTTGCAGTTCCAATAGCTGTTAAACCTGTACCACCTTTTGTTGTAGGCACTGTTGGTAATCTGTCTGCTGATAAAGTTCCTGAAGCAATATTTGTAGCATTTAAAGATGTTAAATTTGCTCCGCTAGCTGCAGGCAGTGTTGCTGGAAATCTTGCGTCTGGTAATGTTCCACTAGCTAAATCATCTGCATCTAAGTTTGTTAAATTAGCTCCACTAATCGCTGGAAGTGTAGCAGGAAATCTTGCATCTGGTACAGTACCAGACGTTAAATTATCTGCATTTAAATTTGCTAAATCTACTGTTTGGTATTCTAGTGCTGTTGCACCTGCATTTACAGCAATAACTTGGTTAGCTGTTCCAATTGTAGTTAATCCAGTTCCACCTTTTGTTGTTGGAACCGTAGGTAATCTATCAGAAGCTAAAGTTCCTGAAGCAATGTTAGTTGCGTTTAATGCTGTTAGTGCAGAACCATCTGCTGCTGGTAATGTAGCAGGAAATCTTGCGTCTGGAACAGTTCCTGAAGTAAGTTGAGTTGCGTTTAAAGCTGTTAGGTTAGTTCCACTTGCTGCTGGCAATGTAGCAGGGAACCTCGCGTCAGGTAAAGTTCCTGAAGCTAAATTATCTGCATTTAAATTTGTTAAGTTAGATCCATTGTTTGCAACAATGTTTCCACTTGAATCAAGGATAACGGCTTTGGATGCAGGTAATGTACAAAATACATTTTTTGTTCCTGCAGAAAAATTGACTAGAGCGTCACTATTAGATGATGAAATAACAGTGTCTCTTGATAAAGTATCTGTTGCAGCATCAGTGACTGTACCTAACCCTACTTCAAACTCACCGTTTTCATTTACGATTGAGTAATAAGTTGTGTTAGTATCTCCAATACCTGTTACAAAACTTTCAAAACCAGATACAGATCCAGTAAGATCAAAAGTACCTGTACCAGTAGTAGTTGATGTTTGTTTTACTCTGTCATTTACTACCAAAGCCATTTTAACTCCTTTTTAATTACGATATTCTTAAAATTGCAGCAGAAGTTGTGAATGCAGGGAACTGGATTGTAAATGTTCCAGATGTTGCAGTCTTGTCTCCACCGAAATCTAATACACAAACTGCTTCAGTAGTACCAGTACCACCGTCAGTAGTTGAGTTGTAAATCAAAGCACCTCTAGCTGTTAGAGTAACCCCAGTGAAAGATAAATCAGCAAAATTAGTGATAGACACTCCTGATGATACTTTAACACCTTGATTAACTAAAGCTTTACCACCGGCAGTATAACCTGCTGGTGAAGATACTTCAGATGTTGATGAGTAGTTAGTAGTTGATTCACCAATAGCAGCAGAAGAGTCGTACATTGCTAATTTAAATGTATCTCCTGCGCTATCAAAATCGTGTTCACCACCCATTAATTGTTTTTTAAATGAATTGCAAATTGCATTAGTTGTAATAGCCATAATTATTCTCCTTTATTAATTTTATGGTGATGGTGAATCTACTTTAATTCTAGGAACACCATCATCGTATTCTGCACGTCTTCTTCTTCCCATTTGTTGAAGAGCAAAATTCTGTACTTCTTCATTATACTTGTTTTTATATAAGTTGTACATATCTTGTGGGCCTTTTAAGTAAGAAAAAGCTTCTACTAAAACACCATGTAATAACATTGACTCTTGGTATGTAGAAAGAAATGTATTGTTTGTTGAAGTAAATTTTGGAGGATCAATTATAAAATTAATCTGTATTGTATATGCAGAATCTGGTGTAGGAGCCACTAAAATATTAAAATCATCCCAATTTGCCCAATATCTAGGCAGTCCTGTAGCAGCATTATCATTATATTCAGATATAAAACTTGTATCTCTTTTTTCTAAAAAAGTTCTATCACTACCGTTAATAACTTGTACTGATCTCATAATCATACAATCAGCTGGTAAGCTCACATATCTATTTCCAGAAGTAAATGTTGAAGTTGAATATTTTCTAAGATCATCATAATCCACTTTACCTGCAATATCTAATTCTACTGATCTAATAAAATTTTGAATAATTGCATCCGTTAAAACAGTGCTATCTACTTCAGTATAATCTCTAATTTGTGTTAAAAAATTTGCATAAGTGATAGCCATTATGAAATACCCACTGTTACTGAATTAATAAATATTTTTGCTTGTCTTCTTCTATTTTGTAAAGAAGGATCCGCAGGTGTCATAGCACTAGTTCCTTGAGTAATAAAAGCAAAATCTCCTGGTAAAGTTAAATTAGCATTAATCATTCCTTGTCCTCCAGAAGATGCAACCACACCATCAATAGAAGTATTTTGTTGAAAGTCTTGTGATCTAGTATTCTTTAAAGCAACTGCATCTGCTTTATGATAAGGTGGATCCAATTGTGGATGTTTAGGTTCATATTCAGATATATGAACTAAAGCACCTGTCCACTCTTTAACCATTTCTTTATATGGAAAAGCTTGGCCAGATCTATCAGATATAGCAAGAGATCTTCTACCGGTAGCCCAACTCATTACACACCATCTCCAAAATAAGTTTGAGGTGAAATATAAACTGAACTTCTTGAACCGTCTTCATTTAATGCTCTTAACAATTCATCCTCATATAGTTGTTTTAAAATTTGTATTCTATCTGGTGCTTTTTTTTGTGATAAATAATAAGCAAGTCCTGCACACATACACGGTAAGAATCTATAAGCAACATCAGCAGTATTGGTATAAGCTCCTGCGTCCTCGATTCTATTAATTGTATAATATTTTAAATAAGTATAAGTTGATGCATCGGGAGCTAAATATAAATTAATTTGTGGAGTTGTTTGTCTATTCACATAATATTGTGAAGGTTGTCCAGTTGCATATTTATTAGGTAGAGCTGAATAAGCTGATCTATCTATCTTAGTTAATGCAATATCGTTTGTAGAAGATGAGTTTCCTGAAGTAGAACTTGATGAAATGTAAGCTTCTAATACATCATTAACATTTGATGCAACATTATAAGTTGCAACTCCTGCAGTTAATAATTGTTCATTCAGTTCAACTTTCCAAAGATGAACGCCTCTGTTTCCCCACTCTGCAAATAAAAGATTTAAACTTCTTCTGGCACTTCTTAGATCATAACCACTATTAGTCCTGATTC